CCATAACAGGAGTTGGTAAAGAAATATCAAAGTTACTAATTGCATCATAGTAATCTTTAACATACTTTAATCTTGTTTCTTTTGGATATGTACTAAACAATGTAGCAGAAATTAAAGCATACGCAATTTGAGGTGTTTCAAAGTGTTTACCAGTAACACGATTTTGTACTAAGTACTTACCACGAAACTGTTCCATACCTACATATGCAATATTGAAATCTCTATCATGTTTAATAAAATTGTTAATTTCGTCCCATTCATCTTTAGTGTAATCTTCTAATAATGAAGGATCATAGAATCCGTTCTTGACGTTTGCTTCTACAACTTTAAGGATATGCCAAGGTTCAAACTCATTATAGACCATTTTTCTAAGATGATAATTAACAAGATTTCCTGCAACCCATTGATAATTTGGTGTTTCTTCTGATATCAAATCAGAAGCCGCTTTAATCAATGTTTCTTGAATTTCTTCACTAGTAATACCATCATAAAATTGTATATGTGATTTTAGTTCTACTTCACTTGCACTAACGCCTGCAATATCTTGACATGCAAACATTACTACTTTATGCATTTTTTCCAAGTCTAGCGGTTCACTTACACCGTCTCTTTTTACTACTTGAATTTCGCTCATAATATCTTTCCGTCCTCTCTTACAATGGTCTAGTATTTACTTCCAATGTACCATTATTAATGTCTGTTGTTTATTTCTGAATCTTCCATTCCCGCCACTCTTAACTTAATAATATTAGTTAATTGGAAGTGTTTAATTTCAAATCCCTTTGTAATACCTAAAAATTGATTTCTAGTATAAGCAACTTGATTTATAAGTTCTGATATTGCAACAACTTCTTGTTCACCATCAGCATATTTTTCAGCATCCCTGCTACTAAGTGCTTTGTTATAGTTTTCAAGATATTTCCTTAAATATTCACTTCTTTTCTTTCTTAATTGAATATTTAGATGCTCTAATATTGCCTCAAGTTCTTGTAATTGAGAGAACCTTAGTTCGACATAAGCTGGAAGTTGTGTGGAGTTCTTTTCTACATTGCCGTGAATACGCACTTCTTTTCTTGCTTCAAGCAATTCCTTACTGTAGTGGTCAACACAGTCTGGTATTTTTCCCCAATCTTTTACAACTTCATTATACCAATTCATCTTTATTCCCAATCATCCTCTTCTTCAAAGTCATCTGCATAGTAGCGGTCATACGCCGCTTCTAAAATTTTATCACCATTTGCAAGGTCATGCACATCTTCTTTTAATGCACCAACATCGTCTGCCGTTCTAATAAATATTTCTGCGACATCTAATTTTTCTTTTGCAGGAACATATGCTTTGATTTTGTCCCACATTTCAAATACTGTTTCTATATCTACAGAAGTCATTTACACCTCATAAATGGCTGAGTTGGCACCGTGTTCTGCACACTCTACCCGAATACATCGGCAACGATTATCTGTCATTTGTTTTACTATCTCGTCCGCCTTTCGCCAGGCATGTTCAGCAAACTTTTCGACCCCCACACCATCAAGTTGTACAATACTTGCAAGACCTTGGGTCTCTAACATCAGTAAATCATTCTTCTTAGGATCATTTACATCAATTACAACTTTGTGGTCAAACGTATCTTCAAGCCATGCTTTCAGAGGTTTGAGACCACCGAAATCAACTACCCAATTACGTTCATCTAATTTATCACAACCAAATGTGAATTTAAAAGATAGACTATATCCGTGTAGCAATTTACAATGTGAGTGTGCATTGGGTTGTCTAAACACTGCACTTAGTCCAATGTTATGCCCATAGCACTTGGTCGAAAAATATTTAGCCATTATGCTTCCTCGTTTACTTCGATGTTATCTAATTCTGGAGCTTCTAGTTCTTCTGATTCATCATCAAAATTTCTATCATTCCATTCTTCCATTACTACGTTAAGTTTTTCATCAGTCCAGTTTTTACGGAACTCAATCATTTCTTCGCCTGCTTTAGTCATATATTTCAAACGATTGCCTTGCTTGACTAGTACACCTTTTGCTTCAAAGAAATCCAAAAGACCACTGTAAGGACTCATACCTGTTTCGTATGGAATTTCTACTTGTACGCTTTCAAATGGTTTTGCATAACGTGTTTTCATTACTTTACAAGCCGCTCGAATACCGTGTACTTGTGATGTTTTATTACCGTCTGCGTCAACTTTTAGTTTAAGTTTTTTCATTGCAACAACAATACTTGATGCATAGATAAACCCTTGTCCACCTGAAATCTTATCATCCGGGTCAAACATATCTTGTGATGCATATGTGTGATTAGTACATACTAGTCCTACATTGTAATCACCAAACATATTAACTGAGTTACGAACTAGTGATGCTAGTGCTTTAGGTTTACGACCCATGTCACCTTTCATATCACCTTTTTGAAACTGGTCAACGTCAGTTGGTGTCAACATCATTCCTAAACTATCAATAACAAACATTACTTTAGGACGTTCTGAGTCTTCTGCATCAGCATACTCCGCCTTGTAATCTTTCATAAAGTCATTAATAATTTTAGCAACATCGTCAATCATTGCCACATTTAATTTCAACAGTTTGTCTTCGGCAGTATCTACTTGCAATGCATGTAGCCATTTCTCATCTAATGCATTTTCTGAGTCTATCAGAACTACAAAGATACCTTGGTCTTGTGCCGCCTTGACAATGTTGCCTGCCGCAACATATGATTTACCTGCACCGCTTTCGCCTGCAAATACTGTTACTTTTCCTAGTGGAATACCTTTATAAAAGTCTCCACTGATTAACTTGTTTAGACAGTAGTTACCTGTTGAGATCCAAGTATCAGGGTCACGAAAACCAGAACTAACGCCTGGAACTGCTTTTGTGATACTTTTTCTAAATTTACTTACGTCAAATGCTCTTGGCATATTCTACTCCTTTGATATGGAGGGAGACACAAAGTCTCCCTCACTAGTTGTTAATGATTAATCAGATTTACGACTTCTAATCATTTTCAGGATATCAGCGGCATCAGTTCCCTGACCACCACTTGCTGGCGCACTCGCCTCTGCCATTGCTGGTTGAGGTGTTGCTTCTGCTTGTACAGGAGCCGGTGTTTCAGCTGGAGTTGAAGTTTGTGCTACTGGAGCCTCCGCAACCTTCGGTGTTACTGCTGATGCAGTTGGTGCCGATGATGCTGGCTTAGTATTACCTACATCCAATCCATATGGTTTATAGTAAGAACCCCATTTTTCTGGGTCATAAAGATGCCCATCAACTGATGCTTCGAACATTTCCATAATGATACGAACTTCTTCATCACTAGGACGCTTCGGCATAAAATCACCCAAGTCATATAGACCATGAGTTTCAACCGCCTGACGTTCTTCTTCATTTAGAGAACGCTCTTTACGTGCCCAATTTGAAGTTGAATAGTCTGCATACTGACCTTTTTGCGTTTTAGTAAGACGGAAGTCTGTACCTGCATCATAGTCAGTTGGAAGATTTTCCATATCTGGATCCATTAGAGCCGCCTTCAATAGTTTGAAGATTTGTGGCCCAATTACGAATCTACGAATTGGATTTTCTGGAGTTGCTTCGTTCATTGGATCTTGAACAACAAATCCTTGGAAGATGTAAGAACGTTTCTTCCAATACTTACGTCCAATATCTTCCATAGAAGGGTCTTTGAACCAAGGACGAATTTCTGCATGTACGGGACATGTATCACCCCACATTTCAATACAAGGAACTTGTACTGTTACTGGTTTCGATTCGTCACCCCCTTTGACACCTGGAAAAGGCATCTTGATGATTTGTCTCTCACGCCAGAAAAAAGTATTTGAATTGTCTGAATCCGGAAGAAAACGAATAACTGATGTAGAATCAGTGTCCATATTCCAGAAAGGATAGATGGCATCTGTGCCTCTATTTGCGTTGGCATTATCTGCCGATTTGTTATCTTGTGCAAGAAGTTTTGCACGGATTTCTGCTAAAGTAGCCATATTTTATTCTCCTATATTAGCCTGTATTAGTTTGTTTTGTTTTATTAGCCTAAGTGTAAACAGTTTACTCTCAAACATGTTTACTATTATACTTATCTTCGGGAGCAAAGTCAAGCGTTAAATACGTGTTTTTTGTATTTTTTTCCACAAAAAAAAGGGACCCTAATAGGATCCCTGATTTTATTGGTTTTTTTGGTATGTTATGCTGGAATTTCGAACTTAGAAAATGCTTCTGAAAGCATTCTATCAAACTGTTCATTCACAGGAGTACCTTCAGTTTCTACTGCTTCGTTCTGTGTTGCTAGTTTTCTCAAGTATCCAGTAATTTGAATCTTTTCTTTTGTAAGACCTTTGCCTGAACGAATCGAGTTACCCATATCCATTAAGAACATTGACAATT